GGTAGCCGCCGGATACCAAAGAAGAACACCATGCGCTGCATGGTGTTCTTCTTTGGTCTTTGATGAGTATGTATTTTCCGGGCCAGGTCAAACAGCCAACGGCTGCAGTGGCTTTTTGTGTCAGCTATAAATGGTATTTCCGCCGGGAACTACTTATTATAACTGACGAAGGGTAAAGGAAAACGAACTGTCGGGATGTACGGTAATGCTCTTGATTGTGCGGCTCCAGAATTCCTTCTTTCCCGGCTTGTCAAGCTGATTGTACAGCTCTAACACTGCCCGCGCCTGCGCTACGTCTATAGGGTGCTCATCTACGCGTGATGCTGCCGACAGGGCTGCCTGCAGTTCTCTGTATTCACGCTCATACTTTTCGCGGCTAATCAGGTCTGCTATATAAATGTCCGTAAGCTTATCCATTTTACGCTTGATGGCGGCTGTATCAATGGGCGCTTGCCGTCTTGCATGCAACTCCGCATTGTACTCTTCTACTCGTATTAGAAAATGATCCAGTAGATAACGTTCCACTTTTTCCTCACGGATGTGAGAAGCAAAGTTACAGTCCCCTACGGATAAGCGGCGAGCGCAACGGTAATAATAATAATCCTTACACACATATGCGTTCATCCGATAACCGCAACAGCCACACACCAACAGGCCGCTGAAAAGATAGACCCTGCCGGTCTGCGCGTTGCGCTGAGATCTTGTATTGAGAATCTCCTGCGCTACATCGAATACCTCCGCGTCTATAACGAGCCCGCGGTATTTTTTATTGCACAGCAGTTTGCGAAAGGTTGTAGTATCACGGAGAACGTTGTATTTCTGCGCCATATATCTTTGAGCGGCATAGATGGAGCGCACGGCAATAAACTCCCTGAAAATATCTCGCATCATGCTGGCCCCTGGTTCCACCGCTTCGAGGTGTTTGTCTGCCGTGATGGCTATACCGGGCGGCACGGATCCACTGCAAACTTCGCCTCGCGCCCTCTTGGCGTCAAATACCGCCTTTATACGTTCGGTGGCTCGCTGCGCCTCGTTCTGGTTCACGGATAACATGATATTTACCTTAAACTCGCCGCTTGGCGTTTCTGTCTCGTAGTCCTCCAGTATAGCTCGCCACGGCACCTTGTGCTTGTCAAGCACGTCCTGCGCCTTGTAGTACTCTTTTACTTTGCGGCTCCAACGGTCAAGTTTGGTAAAGAGAACTATATCAACTTTACCTGCCTGCACATCGGCCAAAAGCCGCTGCAACGCTGGGCGCTTGCTTATAGGCTTCTGGCCGGACACCCCTGCGTCTGTGTAGTGACCGACGATAAGCATGCTGCGCTCTTTGGCGTATGCTTCGAGCGCTTCTTTTTGCGCTTCCAGCGATAAGCCGTGCATTTTCTGCTCCTCGGTGGAAACGCGTTCATATAATGCGGCTCGCATGGTTTACAATATCCTCTATATATGATAGAATCGGAGGCGGAGAAGCATCCACCTCTGATCCCCCTTGCGCTGCACCAACAGCCGGGGGATTTTTTACCTTAAACCCCTGCCCTTAGGCATATATTCACGCCATCCGGCGCAGGTACTGTCCACATATTCTGCAAATGTGTCACTGTCACAATACATTTCAAAAAAATCATAAAAAAATTCGGTTCGTTCTTCGGTATCGTTAAAAATCGCACGTCTATAATCTTCTTGGCCTTGCTCATACCCTTCATACCATCCACCAGACTGCGCGTCTCCATCAAAGCAAAACTCCTCAACTGCTGACTCGTATCCATCGTTCTTGCCTTCGGAATATCCGACATTGTATCCTTTGTCGTATTGGACGCTTGCTTCCGTACTTGCTCGTTCCTCCGCAGCTCTGGCCGCCTTCTTGTCTATTATATAATCATCTTCAAAAGGACCGTCGACGCAAGCTGCAACCAAATATAATATAAATCCTACGGCAAGGATTATCTCCATCACCTTACCAGACTTGTTATTCGCCATACCTCTTACAACCTCCCATCTAAAAACCCGCTTCTCATCAGTCCCGTTATCCACCCTTTATCGAGGTGCATCATATCATATACCAGCATTCCTATGACCGCCGCCATAACAATAAAAGTAAATACTGCTATTATCATTATCGTGCGTTCCAGCTTCTTTATCTTCCGTTCCCTGTACTCTAACCCTCTTTCGTATAACTGCGTCAGCGATTCCGGCTCACACACCTTATCCTCGTCCAGATCGTTCAGGCTCCCGCCCATGGCCTTCACCAGTTTGCAGACCGTATCAAACCCGGGATTTTCCGTTAAGCCCTGAAGCACGCGGTTTACCGTGGCAACGGGCACACTACTTTTGTCCGCTATCTGCTGCGCCGTCATATTACTTGCGTCCTTCATGGCGCGTAAATGTTCATATAACAACAAATAGTATCACCTTCTTCATTTATGTGTGGCGAAAAAACAAGAATGTTAGCGAATCACCTATTATGAGTATTTGATTTGAGCGGCAAAGTTGCTATTATCAATTCAGGACGGTTCACAAGATGCTTCTCCACCGTCTTAGGCGGAGGTGAGCGGCTCCCGCTCCCTCTGCCGGTTAAAGGCAAATCCGAGGCACGATTTGTGCAACATTGTTGAGCGCAGTCCCCCTTATGGTACTTTCATACAAATTCCCCCTTTCTTTTTGAATCTAACGTGTTATTATCAAAACAGAACAAATGTTTGGAGGTAGAAAGATGACTGAACATGAAAAAGAACGAGCTTTTATTGAAGCTTTAAAAGACCCCGAAAAATTCAAAGCTATTTTTGCGATAATACAAAGTGATCGACGAGAACGCGGGCTTCCTGAGATAATTCTCTGTAAGCCAGTATAAGCTTATACTCGTTTTCGGACACAAGCCTATGAAGGTTCTCGACCTCTTGACGCCCATACAGGTAATCCATATCAACGTTGTATATGTCGGCTATCGTTTCGAGCAATTCATCATCAGGACGACGCTCATCGCGCTCGACCATGGAGATTGTGCTTCTTGACACTCCGACAAGTTTCGCTAATTCATCCTGAGTATGGCCATGCTCTTTTCTCAAACGCTTAATTCGGCTACCAAATAAAGCCATTCAAATCACCTCGACACCACTATAACACAGAGAGTGACAAATGTAAATAAAAAATGTTACAAATAGTGTTGACACGCTTAGTGTCATGGTGCTATACTTAAAACACAGAAAAGAATGGGAGGTGAAAATCATGCCCACGCGAGAAGAGATAGGACGTAGGTTGCGCGAATGCCGCAAGACAAAAGGTATAAGTAGCGAAAAAGCAGCTATTGAAATGGGGCTTACTGCATCGTCCTTGCGAAAATATGAGAGTGGCGAAAGAACGCCTCGTGATGAAGTCAAAATCACAATCGCTGATTATTATGGTACGAGTGTACAGGCAATTTTTTTTGATGTAGCATGACACTATGCGTGTCAAAAAGCGAACAGACAACATGGACGGTGAGCGGCACCATTGCAAACTAACGCCTTTTGCGCTTGTTGGCGTCTTTGATGAATGCAGAACATATAGGCGCAATCACCACGAATAAAATGGCGGCAGCCTCTACACCTTCCTTGAAGGTTTTCCATGCTTTCTTTAACCAGGGCTCTTCTGCGGCAGGCTCTGTTATATCGCTCGTGTCGTAATAAGAGTAATAAGGTGTCGGTGCCGGCGTTATTTTAACGGTTGGTTTTGGAGTAGGTTGAACGGTTACGGACGGCATCGAACGTGAGGACGACGAGCTGCTTTCCGAGGGAGCATCATCATAAGGGCAAATCCCATCAGGATGATAATGCGCTCTATGGCCGTGGTGATAGTGGTAATCACCGTTTGAGTGATCATAATGACCGCCGTTTGCGTCTGTACGACCTGAATGTGAAAAAACAGGGGAGAAGGAAATAAGAAGAAGGAACACCAATAAAAAAGCGGAGAAACGTTTCAACAAAATCACTCCCTTTGACAGTGAACTAACGACAGCATAGGACTGCCACCTAAAAGATATTTAGACCATTATACCACGGATCGCCGAATAAACATATTACGACAAAACGCGGAAGGAGGCCCAATATGAGTGAGATCAGCAAGGAACAGGCGTACAAGATGCTTGAGATTCTGGCCGAGATATATGGGCGCCAACATAACTGCGAGGTCGTAATAGTCAAAAAAGAAACCCCCAAAACTGCTTCGAGATAAGGGTGGGAGCGGGCAATGCCAAAACGCTAACCCCTGGGCCTGAACGGGACAGGCCTAAAGCTTCATTGTGAATCTCCTTTTCAGTGATATTGAGGATGCCGAAATAACGCCCGCTCCTGCCCTTATCCCGAAGTTTACCCCATCAGGAGGTGATGCCCTTGAGCACCTGCGGCTGATAATCACACGCTCCAAATAACCACGCACGTTAGCAGCTCGACCGGGCGAGCATAAACAGGATTCAGGCCCGGTGCGTCTCCCGCGGACGGGCTTGCCGATAGCCTGCGCCGCCGGAGGGTATCAGATCACAAGGAGGACATAAAAAATGCAATTAGGAGAACTACCATTCGGAAGCAACATCAAAATTCCCGAGCGCCGCGAGGGTGGAACCTACGAGCTGGCTGACTACACCCTCGGTTGCCTCAATAATTTTGACGTAGGCACCGCAGGGCTTATCCGCAAAGACATACACAGCCTGTGCCGGTTCGGCGACAGCACGGAGTACGCCGGATCAGACCTGGACAAACGCATGACGGAAATATACAACAGCTACCCCGACGAACTTAAAGAGCTGATTATTCCCAGCACGATCCCGTTATATAACGGCAGCGGCGCCGAGGATATAACCCGAAAAGTGTTTGCCCCCACATTGACCATGGTAGGCTGCGGCGAAAATGAAGGAGTGGACGAGGGATTCACATGGCCTATATTCACGAGAAGAAATAGCCGCGAAAAGACCTTTAACGGCTCGGCTAATGTCTGGTGGCTTTCTTCGCAGTTCTCCTCTGACGTCGCGTGGTTCGTCGGCACGGGCGGCTCCGCCTACTACTTCGGCCTCTCGTCGCTCACGCTTGGTGTTGTCCCCGCTTTTATAATCCTCCAATCGGTGCAGATTGACGACACACCGGATAATGACGGCAGTTACAGATTGACGGAACTGCAAAGCTATTGCTCGTAAAAAAGCCATGAAAAGCAAACGCACAAAAGCATGCGAAATACCTCTCAAAGTCAAACGGTGGGTATGGGAGAGGGATCATCATTGCTGCGTCCTGTGCGGCAGGCCCGGCAACCCGGACGCGCATTTTATCCCGCGCTCCCATAATGGCAAGGGAGTGGAGGAAAATGTTGTTACCCTGTGCCCTGAATGCCACAGGGATTACGACAATTCCGAGCGCAGGCCGGAGATCAGAAAGGCCCTCCGGGCGTACCTTATGGCCAAATACCCGGATTGGGACGAGGAAAAGCTGAGATACCGTAAGTGGAGGAGTGATTACATATGCAAGTAAGGGAGCTTTTACCCATAATCGCCCTGCTGAAAACACAACGGGTACGACTGTACCACTCGCCGGACGGGGCGCTGATCGGAGACTTCAGGAGGGAGGATATTCTTCCCGCCGTCTGCGACAGAACGGTAGCCGCCCTGCTCGATGCGTCCCTGCTGTGCATGGACGCCAACAACAACTACATCAATTTATACGTTGCAACTGGAAAGGACAATTGATATGTGGGGAGCATTTTTTAGCTGGGGAGTGCCGATGTTTGTGATCGGCATAATGACAGGCTTTGCCTTCGCGCCACGCAAAAGGAGATAGATATGGAAGCGTGCACAACCGGACAAACTCTGTGCTGGCGTTGTCAGAGGGCGACCAACGCGCCGGGCATGGGCTGCAGCTGGTCTCGCCGCGCCGATCCCGAACCCGTTGAGGGCTGGGAGGCAAGGGAGACAACACTGAAGGGCAGCAACTATTACCACGGCAAAAACTACACGACAATTATACAGTCCTACGTCATCCGCGCCTGCCCGCTGTTTTTGCCGGACGAGAAAAACGAGCCGCCGCGTATATACAGGAAGTGGATAGTCGAAGTGGACGGCGAGTGGCTGACAACGCAGGAGACGAGGGAGCGGCTGGGCATCGACAGGCACGAAATATACAAACTGATCGAGCGCGGCAAGCTCAACGCCAGACAAGTAGACCAAATGAGCTAAAAACATATCAAAGGAGGACAAACAAAATGGAAACAACTGAAAAGACATTCGGCGTTTGCCGCTACTGCGGGCAGCTGCTCAATATCAAGAGCTATTTGGCCCTGCACCCAAACATCGACGACCCGGACGAGGACGGGATAGCTACCCTCATATGCGACTGCAAGGAGGCCAGACGCGACCGCGACGCTCATAAGGCTGCCCTTCGGGGAGAGAGCGACCGCATTGAGGCCCTGCAAAAAGCAAATGACGTGATCGAGGAGCTTTTTACCGGCAACCCGCACCAGAAGCGCATGGCCGTGGACGAGCAGACGCGGGAGATATTGCAGCAGCTTGCCGAGCGGGTGTACGGCGGTTTTGTGGACAAAGCGGTCATTACCACCACGGACGGGGTCAAGGCCACCGTAAAGAGCACCGGCTCCGCCGCTATCGGCATAGCCATAGAGCGCAGCGAAACGAAAAGGGAGAAAAAGGAGATATAACCCATGGAAAGCCGGGAGATATATGACATGCTCCTGCGCGCCATAGGGGAGCACGTGGACGCAAAAGGCCGGGCCGCTGTCAGCATCAACGGCAGGCCCGCCCTGATAGTAACGATAGACCGGGAGACCGGAGAGGTTACCGCCCGCAATGCGATCACCGACACGACCGCCGCCGACGCGGTAATAGACTACCTCAACGCCATCGCCGGGACGAAATATCAAAAAACGCCGAAAAACCGCAGCTATATCAACGCCCGCATTGCGGAGGGGCACACGCCGGAGGACTGCCGCCGGGTAATAGACAGCCGCTGGGCAACGTGGAAGGGGACAAGCATGCAGGAGTATATGCGCCCCTGCACCCTATTTAACAGCGAGAAATTTGAGGGCTACCTTGCGGCGGCGAAAACCAACGTCAAAAAAATCGCTGGGAGTTATTTTATGAACCACATTCAGCACCAATACTCCGCCGACGAGCTGGCGAAAATAGGCGTTGATCTAATCGGGGATTTAGGGGAGGACTGAAAAAATGCCGAAAAAGAAAAAGGAAACGCTGCCCACCTACACCGTCCTGATCCGCACACCCGCCGGGACGCAGACCGTTATTGAGACCAACGACTTTGCGAAAGCCAGACGGACATATGCCCAGTACAAGGGCTCATGCCGCCTGTGCATCGACGGGCGGGAGATGCATATCCTTGAGGCGGACGAGCTGATGAACGACCACAGCGACAAAGTAATGGAGCAGATATTTATCCCGCGCCGCACAAAGAAAACCGAGGACATACACGCATTAAAGCCTGCCCGGTAACACGGGCAGGACTTGACCTTTTGCCGGGTGCGGCAATCACCCGGTCCTCCATTATGATAGGGTGGCGGCAGGTGCGGCCAACGGGAAAACGCCCGCACTGCAAACCACCGCCCCCGGCAAAGGGCCAAGACATGATTATTAAAAAAAGGAGGCCGCCATGCAGCGGGTACGGCGTGATATATATTCCGGCGTGGTGCTGGAGCGGATTATATACTCCGTGGGCGACAGGACACAAAAACCCTACCGCCCGCGAAAACCGAGGTTTAAGACGGACGAGGAAAGGGCGCGGTTTAACTCTGAGGTAGCCCGCCGGGCACATACCCGGCTGGTCAACGAAAACTTCACCCCGGCCTCGATGTACAGCACATTGACCCAGGACGACGAGCACGAGGTACACGATTTTAAAGATTTCCGCCGCCTCTGCGTCAACTTCCGGCGCCGGCTGCTCTATGCCTACCCGGAGGCAAAAATCGTTATCTACATGGGCCGAGGAAAAAACACCCACCGCATACACGCCCACATGCTGACGGACGGCATACCGGAGGAGGCCATACGCAAACAATGGACGCTGGGCAGCGTCAATCGCTGCGAGTACCTCCGGGCCCACGTCCACTATGACGGCATAGACCACGGCCCCGATTATACGGGATTAGCCAATTACCTGTTTAGTCACTGGACGCCGGAGCAGGGCGGGCACCATTACATGGCCACCCGCAACCTTGCCCCCTGCGGCAGGGAGCAGACAAAACCAATAAAACGCAACTACACGCCGGCCAAACCGCCGCATACGCCGAGGGACTATATCCTCGTCGAGAGCGGCGCGACAGAGTTCGGCTTTACCTATTTCAAGTATGTCAAAATCCCGCCCAAACGGCGGTGCTAAGCGGCGCAAAGCGCAAGGCTTTTGCCGGGGCCTTGTAAATGCGTCGGATTTTACGACGATATCAAAAAGGAGGTAAAAAACAATTGCTGAAAGATTACACCATGACCCTCAACCGGGCGGGTATACCCGTATGGCGGCCTGCCCAACCGGTAATAGGCAAAGAGGACGAGCACCAGACCGCCCTGACCAACTGGGCGCGGATGATGCGGGCACAGTACCCGGCCCTGCGGCTCTACCACCACATACCCAACGGCGGCTTACGCGATAAGCGCACCGCTGCGCGACTGATAGGGCAGGGGGTACATTCTGGCGTACCCGATGTGTTTATCCCTGCGGCACGGGGCGGCTACCATGGCATATACATTGAGCTCAAAACGGGCGACAACCGTCCGACCCAAAATCAAAACGAGTTTATGAGCGGCGCTATAGCCGAGGGCTACTATTGCGCGGTCTGCTACGGCTGGCCCTGCGCGGCGGCGGTGATTGAGGAGTATTTGAAAGGAGACACTGAACTGTGAACAGTAAAAACACAATGAAAATTCTGCGCAGAGCCATCGAGAAATACGGCGAACCCATCCAGACCATAGTCGCCATCGAGGAATGTGCAGAGCTACAAAAAGAACTGACCAAAGCTTTGCGTGGCAAGCCGAACTCTGACCATCTTGCAGAGGAAATGGCTGACGTACAGATAATGCTGTGGCAGCTCTGCTGCATATTCAACGTAGGCGGGCAGATGACAGAGTGGATTACCAAGAAGATTGAGCAGCTCAATAAGCGCATTGAGGCGGCAGAAACAGGAGGCAAGGAAAATGACTAATTTCACCACTATGTTTTTGAGCGACAAGGACTATTGGGAAACGCCGCAAAGAAAGAGTGAGGTAGAGCAATGAAAAAGTACACGCCGGAACAATTCACGAGAAGACATATCTGGCGGCTTGCGATTTGGCAGAGCTGATGTTGAAAGGAGGTAACGAGAAATGACACACGAAGGAGGAACGATGACGAAAAGGTACTATGCGGTAACAATGCCCAATGGTGGCATCTATACCATACCCGCCCATGTTATAGCGGATAACTACGCAAATTATTATGCCACTAAGGGTGAGGACTACCAGGAAAACTATGACGCAATGTTGTATTGGTTTGACACCAACGACTACGAATTTGCGGATTGGGCAAAAAACAACATGGATTGGGACGATGTAAAGGAACACGCTATTCTTCTTGAATCACAAACAAAATCTTGCGACTTTCAGGATGGGTGGGTAAACGGCGATTACGAGTACAAATTTATGGGGGAACCCCATGCAGAATGAGCTTAAACCGTGCCCGTTCTGCGGCGGTAACGCATTTATAAGCGCCGATCCTGAAGCAGTGTTAGATACGCAAGGTCGACGTTGGGGGTACACAGTCGTTTGTGGCAAGTGTTGCACAACGTCTGGGCTTGCGTACACACCTGAAATGGCGGCAGAATTTTGGAACAGGAGGGCTGACAATGGCTAAAGAATATATAGAACGAGAAGCGGCGCTGGAAAAGGTTATTGAAGTAAAGCACCACGACCCTGAATTGAGCGGAGTTGTATTGCACAGGTACATCAAGGAAAACGACTTGAAGGATATCCCTGCCGCCGATGTTACCCCGGTGCGGCGCGGACGGTGGATCGAAGAGGATGGCATACAGATTTGCTCAGAATGCGGCGAAGAGCATGAATGGGAAGATTACAGGGCGCCGTACTGCGATACCTGCGGAGCAAAGATGAACAAGGAGGAAGCCAATGAACTGGATTAAAGTGAGAGACAGACTGCCAGAAGAAAAAGAACCGGTGATTATCCTGCTGCAAGATGGACAGATTTTTCGCGGCGAGATACGCATGAGACAATTATTGCCGGAATGGTGGTATTACTACGATCCCGGCTGCACTGACATTGACATGCTGGGGCTTTTATATCCCATAGAAAAGTTTGGCGGACTATGGTTTAAGGGTAATCCTGTTATTGCGTGGATGCCCATGCCAGAACCCCCGGAGGAGGAAAAATGAAACGAACAATAACAATAACAATATTAACCCTGCTGACCCTCACCATTTGCGGATGCAACGAGGCTGAGACTGCTAATCATAGACTGCGAACGCTGGAAACGGGTGCATTGTATACGATATATATCGATAATCTCACGGGGATACAATATTTGAAAACATACCAAGGCGGCGTGTGCGTAATGGTAGATGCAGAGGGAAAACCGCTGATATGGGAGGGAGAAAAATGATAACGATCCACAACAACGAAGAGCCGCTGTACAAGCTGGCGAAGGGAATACACGAAAACGCCGTTGCTCACGGCTGGTGGGATGAGGAGAGGAATCTGCTGGAGATTGTCGCCCTTTGCCATAGCGAGCTGTCGGAGGCGGTGGAGGAATACCGCGCAGGCCGCGACATGATTTACCCCGGCGTGGGCGGCAAGCCCGAGGGCATAGCCGTCGAAATGGCCGATTGCCTTATTAGGATACTGGACTGGTTCGGACATGAGGGGCTGGACGTGGACGGCATTGTACGTGAGAAAATGCTCTACAACAAGGGCAGGCCATATAAGCACGGGAAGAAGTGTTGAAATGAACGATAAGGAAAAGCGTTGGAGGGTTCGGGAGCAACTCCGCCGGTGGGGGAACACAGCAAACCTGTGCCGGAGGAAACAGGCCGAAATCGCGGAATATATCGGGCTGATAGATGCCGCTGTTGACACACTGGGCGCACAGATCATTAGCGGAGCGCCGCGTGGGACGGATACGAGCGACCCCACAGCGTGGGCGGCACAAAAGGCGGAGGCACTGCGGGAAGCCTATCGTGGGCGGATAACCGAATTACAAATTGATATATGCACTGCCCTGGATTTGGCGCGGCACATGGACGAGATCGTAACCGAGCTGCCCCCCGACCAACAGGATGTTATCGACAAACGGTATAAGCGCCGCTGGGGGTGGGGCAGGATAGGCGCGAAATTATACATCAGCGATAGGCAAGCACAGCGCGTGGAGGCGGAGGCGGTCACGAGGCTTGCGGAATATATGGATTTTGAGCGGATGGAATAAAAAAGGGGCTGCGTTGAGCGGCCCTTTTTTGCTGCGTTGTATCCTCGGACAACTTGAAATCATATCGGCTGAAAGTCCCCAATCGTCTCCCGAACGACCCCAAGCCGGAAATCATATATCCCCACGCCGTCGCGCTCTCGGCGGTAGACACGGGCGGCGGCGCGAGCCTCGGCGAGGGTGTTAAACTCCCGCTGCTCGTCGTGCCCCTCGTCCCACGTCCATGTAATAACCTGATAACGCATATTGTACCTCCTTAAAATCATACGGCGGGGCGACTTTATGCCGCCACAACCGTTATATTGCGGTAAAAATTAGTGTCGAAATAATCAACCATGCTGTTACTGTCATCGTAGTGGTATGCGTCCAGCACCGCATTTATCCGGTGCAGCTTTGCGCGGAACGCCTCAGTATAGATTTTATTGTCATCAATCCTGTAATGGTTAATGTCGTGACTGCCGGAAACGGCGGAATCATACTCGCGGGCGGCGTGGCTCCTGATTATGCGCCGCTGTTCCTCATTTGAGAGACTGAACAGCTTATCACGGTGAATGCTCTCGCCGTCCTCGGTGTAGAACCAGGCAGTGCCAAGGCCGTATTTGCCAGCGGCATAATCATTGATATATTCACCACGGCCGATGAAGTCAGCGGCAGTGGCCTTGACCTTTATTATCACTTCCTGACCGCCGGAGAACGTTTTGCAGCTTACGGAAACGCCCTTAATACCCTGGGCCTTCAGTTCCTCCCGGATCGCCTTTGAAAGCTCGGCCCCGTGCAGGTATTTGCCGGACTTATTGCCATCCCAGCGGGTAGCCCCTAAATAACCATCGGAGATCGTGCCGCCCAGCTCGTTATCATGCTCACCGATGGCCGCTAATATGTCATACTGAGCCGCGAACCCGTACCAGCAACCCTTCTTCGGGTTCCAGCGCATTTTCAGACCGCGCAGAGCGGTTAAAACCTCGGCGGCGGGTTTGCTTTCAAAATATATCTCGTTGCTGTTATATTGTGCGTTCTTCTCGATTTTGTAGCTTGCCATTTTATAACCTCCATTGTTCGGGGTGGTTCCCCTTTCAATGTCTCTATTATATACGTGCGCAAGTATATAATCAACTGAAATATTAAGGGAAAAGCCTTAATAAATAAGATAAATATACTTGCGACAGTATGAACAAAATGTTAGAATATGAGCGGCAGGAGGTGACAACATGGGAACATCAGCAACACGAGCAAAAAACAAATACAACGCAAAAATGTATGAGCGGCTTTTTATTGCCGTAAAAGCGGGCGAAAAAGAAAAAATAAAACAAAGAGCGGAAAAATTAGGAAAAAGCGTCAACGCCTATATAACCGACCTGGTCTATGAGGACATGGAAAAAGAGGGCTGATATAGCCCTCTTATATCATTATCCCAAACTTTGCCGCCAGCAGCTCCCGCCGCGCTTGCGGTATTGGCTTAACTCCGGCGCACCACGAATGCACTGCGGCCTTGCTCACCTCGCAAGCCTCGGCTGCCTGCTCCAACGTCAGGCCACGGGCCTTGAGCTGATCCCGTAAATACTCGCCGTCGCTGAGCACGGGAACGCACCGGCCCTGCATATAGGCAAGCTCCCACATGCCTTGCTGGTTGAGCGGCAGCGCGTGCTCGTCCTCGGTTATATCCTCCGCGCCTTGCAGCGCGTCCCGTATGGCTCTATCGACCTCCGGTGTGAGTTTGCGATTAATAATCATATACCGCAAGCCCTCACCCAGCCCACGGATGGGCCACATATTAGCTGTCTGCACCCGGCAGTGCGCCCCGATGATGTCGGGGAGCTGCGCTGCCATTATACCATACGCCCGTCCCAGGGCCTTAACCGTGTTGTCTGTCATGTGCTCACCTCCGTTAATCCTGCATGACCCAGACGCGATAATCAGTTACGGACATAACAGCCCAGCCGCCGTCAACCTCAACCACAACCTCATCACCACGGCAATTTTCCGCTGCCTCGTCATACGTTTCAAAAGTTATCATTTTTTATATCCTCCTTTGCTATATTTCAAAAGCTAAACCGTGATTATGGTTATACTCTGTTTCCCAATTCGCCAGTTTGCCGCCCGCCTCGCAGCTGAAATCCCGCGTTGCGTGATTCCACGCGGCCACATATTTGTGATGTATGGCTATATACTCTGCCCGGTTCGCAAGGATCATGTCGGCCGGAGTATTCGCCCAGGTGATATATGCCTTTTTAGCGGCCTCGATAGCCTCATCTTCGGTCTGCGGTACATATACCACGATGGTTTTGGTCTCCTTGTTGTAACTATTAAGCTTGGTTTTGCAGCTCGCATAATTGTTTTTATACTCGCTGTAGCTCATCTCAACTTCGCTGCATCCTTCGGCGGCTTCGGCATCTTTCTGGGCCTTATAACAATCGGGGCAAACCGCTTCCGTCTCATACCACTTTATTTTACGCTCACGCTCGACAGCGGAACCGTAGATGTCAACAGTGTGGGTGTGGCCGCAGGAAAAGGTTATGTCGTACTTCATTGTTTTTATCTCCTCTCTTGTTATGCCTGCATTATACATCTTTGTTTTTACCAAACCGTCACGATCTCGTCATAATAGGGGTTACTGCGCTCTACGTCGTAATAATCGCCGTCATAATAGCGGGCCTCCAGCAAATCAATACCAGTTAGCCCCTCGGGGTCATCGGCGATCTTGTACTCAACGGGCAAGTCCAACTCTCGAGCCGCGCTGAGGGTGTGGTGCTTGTCAGTTTGTATAGCATACTCTACACCGTCGATTATGCCAACATAGGAGCACGGGACGATGATACTTTTAGCACCGGCGGCGGTGAGCTGCTCTATTTTTTCGGCTACTATTTCGGGGTTGATGTAGTGCTGGCTGCTGATGATTGTCATTGTCGTGTGCTCCTCTCTTGGTATGTCTATATTATATACCTGTCAGATTAAAAAGTCAACCAAAAAGATAAACAAACTAAAATAATGAGGCAAAAACTTTTGATGCGGGAACCTAAAACCTGTCGCGAAATGTCGTGATCCATGCGCTATGATTGTAGCATAGAGATGGGCCGCACGAGATGAGCGGCCCGTTGGCTTTATGGGGGTGCCAAAAGAACGATGTACAAATGCAAAAGCTGCGGCGAGGTATTCGCTGCGCCGGTTGAAACGGAGGATTACCAGCTATACGCAGAGCCGTTTGACGCCTGCCCGAAATGCCGGAGCGAGTGGATCACAGAATATGACCCCTGCCCGGTGTGCGGCAAAAATGAGCGCATGGACAGTCTGCCGGTATGCCGGGAGTGCGCTATAAAAGAGTTGGAGGCCATGGAGCGCGAGGGCAAGCTCTTCGGCGGCATTTGCCGCGGGGCGCTGCTGCAACTGCTCAGGGGGCAGATATGAGCGTATACGAGCGCATAGCGGCGGTAATGGCCGATGTTACCTATCTCACGCGGGATTGCGATATGGGCGATTTTTGGACGTTGAGCGACGAGAGGGTAACCAGCGCAGTGAGGGCCAGCCTGATAAAAAATGGCCTGGTGATTATCCCCATAGCTACCGAGACGCAGACCAAGGACACGCCGACCGCCACCATCACATACAGGATACAGGGCATCGACGACGACGGCATAAACGTCTGCATGAGCGGCAGCGGCGAGACGCTGGGGGCCGCCCTCACAAACGCCCACAAATATATGCTGCTGCAGGTTTTTAATATCCCCAACGGCATGGAGCAGATGGGCACGGGTGAGCGGCCTAAAACGGGCAGGGGGCGGGCATTGCTCAACGCGCTCAAAAAAATGTGCCCGGACGAGCAGACACTAAACGCCATGAGCGGCAACCTATACGGCCGACCCGTGGCAGAGCTGACCGAGGACGAGCTACAAAAAATGGCAAACGAGATTGACAGATTGAGAGGTGATAGAGCGTGAGGAATAACGAGTATTTTGACGAGATCAAAACCGGCGGCAGGCCGAAAATGGTCATAAACAAGCGCGGCCTGAAATTAGTCACCGACCTGTCTAAAATAATGTGCAGCAACGAGGAGATAGCTACCTCCCTCGGCGTGTGCGTCAATATGCTGACCAACGCCAATAACGCCAAATTATTTAATCAGGCCAAGGCCGCCGGACAAACCAACGCAAAAAAAAGCCTGCGCCGCAAACAGTTTGCCCTCGCGTCAAAAAACGCAAACATGGCGATATTTTTAGGCAAAAATTACCTCGACCAGTGCGATAAACAGGAGATCGAGAGCACCATCAGCGGCGGCGTATCCCTGGGATTTGATGATGATCTCATGGGGTAAATATATCGTTGGGGCTGCCGCCGAACCCTAAACAAATGGAGTTTTTCCGCGCCCGTGGGCGGCACGTTGCGTATGGCGGCGCAAGGGGCGGCGGCAAGAGCTGGGCCATGCGAACCAAATTGATCATGCTGGCGGTCAAATATCCGGGTATACAGATGCTGCTCCTCCGTCGTACTATGCCACAGCTTCGCGAAAACCATATCGTCCCCATGCTGTCCACCCTCAAGGGGATCGCCCAATACAAGAGCCAGGAAAAGGTATTTGAATTTTACAACGGCTCCCGTATCGTGTGCGGCTACTGCGCCGCCGAGATCGACGCGCTCAACTATCAGGGCCAGTCATACGACGTTATAGGTATGGAGGAGGCCACACAGTTTACCGAGCAACAAATGGACTGGATAGTATCCTCTAACCGTCCATCCGGCCCCGGCTACCCGACGCGCATGTATTACACCTGTAACCCCGGCGGAGTAGGCCACGCATGGGTTAAGCGACTGTTTATCGACCGCGACTACCGCAACAGTGAGCGGCCTGAAGACTATGATTTTATCCCTGCAAAGGTATATGACAACTATGTATTGATGGGGCGCGACCCGGATTATGTTCGCAAACTGGAAAATCTGCCTGAAGATATGCGCCGGGCACACCTGGACGGCGATTGGGATTTGTTTGTCGGGCAGTATTTCACGGAGTTTCGACGCGATATACACGTTGTCACACCGTTTGCCATACCCAATTACTGGCAACGGTACAGGGCATTTGACTACGGCTTGGATATGCTGGCCTGTTATTGGGCGGCATTCGACGAGCTGGGCAACTGCTATGTATATAACGAGTATTGCGCCCCTAACCTCATCATCTCCGAGGCGGCGCACCGGATATTGGAGCGCACGCCGGAGGAAAGCAAAATAGAGTGTACATTTGCGCCGCGTGATATGTGGGCTACCAACAGAGCAACGGGTAAATATCAGGCTGAGATATTTGAGGAAAACGGCCTACGGCTAACACCCGTGAGCAACGGGAGAGTGGCAGGATGGCAAAATATAGCGGAGTGGCTGCACCCTGTCCCCAATGGCGTGGGCGGCACACAGCCACGCCTAAAAATATTTAGCAACTGTACGGAGCTGATAAAGGATTTGCCGCTGCTCCAACATGACGACAAAAACCCGAGCGACTGCGCGACAGAGCCCCACGACATAACCCATGCCCCGGACGGATTGCGTTATCTGCTGGACGGCAGACCGCGCCCGGCGGAAATACTCGCCCCGAAGGACGAGGACGAGCCGCTGGAATTTGACGACCAGATAGAGAATTTTATGGATTACGGAGGATAAAATGGAATACCTCATAGGCGCTGTGATAGGCGCTATTTTGTTTTTTGGCGGGTATCTGACCGCCTACAAATTGGCGCCGCGAAAAAAATACGAGCCTGACGATGACCTACAAGTGCAGTACGACGATACCCGCCGCACACGGGCCGACAAAATGAATATGCAGATGTATAACATGCTGAATTATACAGGGAGAGCACAGAATGACGATTACGAAGACTGACCCCCAAAGCGTATGGGAGGAGTACCAGCAGGGCAGGCGATACAAAGAGGCCATAAACCTGTACGAGGACGTGCGACTTAATGAAAATTTCTACCTTGGGCGGCAATGGGAGGGGCTGAACGCTCCCGACCTGCCTAAGCCCGTGCTCAATTTTCTCAAGCGCGTCGTTACCTACGTTATCGCCACCATATCCTCAAACGATATAGCCGTATCCCTATCACCCCACGAGAGCGACCGGGACAAGGAAATGACCGCCAAAGCCGTAAGCAGGCAACTTGAGAAGGTCATTGAAAACACAAAATTTAAAAACGCGCTGCGCCAACGGATACGGGATAGCGCAGTAGACGGCGACGCATGTATGTATTTTAGATTTGACCCCGAAATAGCGACAGGACAGGCCGCACAGGGCGATATAGCGTGTGAGGCTATAGACAACATCAATGTGATATTTGGCAACGCATACAACCGTGATGTGCAGTCACAGCCCTATATCATCATTTGCCAGCGCAAAAAGGTGAAGGAACTGAAACGCGAGGGCAAGGCCGCCGGCATGAGCGACGCAGAAATACAACTGATACAGGCCGACACAGATGCATATCAGCGCGAAAAGGGCGACGATGCAAACCTCTGTACCAAACTGATAAAACTTTGGAAGGAAGAAAACGGCGAAATCTGGTACACGAGCACAACGGAAAAGGCGACGATAAACAAGCCCACCAATACGGGCCTAAAACTCTACCCCGTGGCATGGATGAGCTGGGACGAGGTAAAGAGCAGTTACCACGGGCAAGCACTCCTCACCGGCCTCATCCCCAACCAGATAGAGGTCAACAGATTGTTCGCCTGTTATGTGCGGTCCGTCAGCATGAACGCATTTCCGAAGATCGTCTATGATTCCGACAAAATCAAGAAATGGACAAACAAGGCCGGAGAGGCCATAGCGACAAAGGGCATCGGCGTAGGACGGGTAAACGATTATGTAACAGCCATACGCGGCGGCGATGTATCCTATCAGGTCATGGAGGTCATACAGCAGATCATAACCATGACCCGCGATTTTATGGGCGCCTCTGACGCCGCGCTCGGCAACGTCAAACCCGATAACCACTCCGCCATTATCGCCGTGCAGCAGGCCTCGTCAATGCCGCTGGAAATCCAGCGGATGAACCTATACCAATTTACCGAGGATTGCGTGCGGATAATGATGGATATAATGCGGGCGTATTACGGCGTGCGCATTGTCACGCTGGATGAGGCCGTCCCCGCCATAGAGGACGGCGCCGCGCTTGACACCATGGGCAACCCGACGGGGGAGAGCATTAACAAAATACAGCTCGATTTTTCAAATTTTGACACCATCAACTACGATACAAACGTTGACGTGGGCGCGTCCTCATACTGGTCTGAGCTGATGCAGGTACAGACCATGGATAACCTGTTTGCAAAAGGGATAATTACCAACGCGGTACTGTACCTCGAAAGCATACCGAGCAAATACCTGAAAAACAAGGACAAAATCATAGCCGCCGTTAAGGAGCAGCAGGCCATGATGGCACAGCAGACCGCCATGCCTACGGAGACCCCGCCCGCAGAAATGCCGATAACAGAACCAGCGGCGCAGGAGCTTGTGAACCAGGTTGCCGAAGCACGCAGGGAAATAATGAATCAATCGCGACAATAGGCCTAAAAGGCCTTTTGTTATATAAAAACGCAGAAAGGAAAACACAATGGGAAACAACAATGAAGTATTCGACGGTTCAGATCTGTTTGTAGACGCGGAGGACACCCACGAAGCGGAAGAACAGGCTGCCGCCGATACGGATACACCGGCTGAAGCGGAGGACACCCACGAAGCGGAAAGCCAGGAATCCAATAACGAGGACGCGAAAACCGAGGATGAAAACGAAGAACAGGGACACCCACCTTTCATGACAGTACAATTCCTTGGAAAAGAACGCGGACTCAATCGCGAGGAGGCTATAACCTTCGCACAGAAAGGCCTCGACTATGACCACGTCCGCCAGGAATTGGAGGAATTGAGACCTCTCAGAAAAGAAGCCCAGGAGATCGCCCCCTTTTTACAGGAGGTTGACTATTGGGCTAAAGAGAGCGGGATGAACCGCTCAGAATATCTGAGCTTCCTCCGCGAAAACCGCCAGGCTCAAATGCTCCAGAATGAGATGAGCGGCATCAAGGCCCAGTATCCCGACCTGCCTGACGAGGTAGTAAAGGAGATGGCCGAGCTGAGATGCAAGGGCAAGGAGGCGGAAAATGTCAGGCTGGAAGAGCAGCAAGCGCAGGCGCAAAAGGACGCCGAGCTTGCGCCGTGGCAGAAATTTATCGAGGTTTACGGCATAACCGACCCGGAAAAAATACCGCCCGATGTGATGGCGGACGTGGGGAACGGGCTATCCCCCGTTGAGGCTATGCAAAAGCACGAGATAAACGAGCTTAAAAAACAGCTTGAGGCAGCTAATACCAAAAAACAGATAGAGGAAAAACACGAGGAAAACAAAAAACGCGCAATGCCAAGCGCGGCAACACAGGCCCAGCCGGAAAAGGAGGACAGCTTCCTTGCAGGCATGGGCTTTTAATCTACTGAAAGGAAAAAGTGAATAATGGCTATCAATCTACATGAAAAATACTCCGACAAAATCAAACAGGTCTATACCCACAACTCTTTTGTCGAGGGAAAAACCAACCAGGAATACTCTTTTGTCGGCGTCAAAACCGTCAAAATTCCCAATCTCATTACCCAGGACCTTAACGACTACCAGCGCACCGGCACCAACCGTTACGGCACTCCCAATGAGTTGCAGGACGCTATGCAGGAACTCAGCGTTACTCAGGACAAGTCCTTTGCCATCACCATCGACAAGGGCAATAACGTCGAGCAGCAGATGATGAAGCAGGCAGGCCGCGTCATGGAGGCGGAGATGCGCGAAAAGGTAACGCCCACCTCCGATAAGTACGCCCTCGCTCAGTACGCCGCCAATGCAGGCCATACCATAGCCTATGACGCTGCCGTGGCCAAGAGCAACATAATCTCTAAGCTGCTCGATATAGAGGTCTACTTCGAGGATAACTTTGTACCCACCGACCGCCGCTATGTGTTCGTAAAGAACACGCACATTGCCATGATAAAGCTGTCCAGCGAGTTCCAGTACGCTGATTCCGCCGTAGACAAGCTGCTCATGAAGGGCATCGTGGGCAAGATAGGCACTCTTAACATCGTAGGCGTACCCGCCGCGTATATGCCTGCCAACGTAGAACATATCGCATTCCAGTCCAATTCCGTTATGCTGCCCTTCAAGATCAAGGACAGCCGCATACATCAGGACCCGCCCGGCCTGTCCGGCCACCTGCTGGAGGGCCGCTTCATGTACGACGCATTTGTCATAGGCGCTATCTGCGACGGCGTTGTAGTTGTTGTGGCGAAGGAAAAGAAGTGCGCCAATCCCACCGTGACCAAGGGCACCACAACCGCTATAGCTACTACCACCTCCGACGCGGAGGTCTACTATACCACCGACGGCTCTGATCCCCGCTGGTCTACTACCCGCACCAAGTACAGCGCCGCCATTGCCAATCCCACCGCAGGGACCATCATTAAGGCATACGCGACTTATATTAGCGGCGGTATGTATCCCTCTGATGTAGTCACCCACAAGTGCGTTTAACAAAAACATAGTGGGGCGGGCAACCGCCCCACCTTACCAAGGAGGAACCCATGACCGGACAACAGATATACGAGCTGGCCTCATCATTCCTGTACGAGATAGACGGCGAAGACGAGGATTCAAAAAGATTTGCCGTCGGGTTTATAAATATACTGCTACAGGAGTGCCTTAACTGCGAAAACAGCATGCGGCTTTTCCGGGGGAAAGAAACGCTGGACGAAGCGCCGTACATCAAATCGCTTGCCGAGGAGATACCGTATCAGCCTGAGCTTACCCGCGTTGCCTTTCCGTATGGCGTGGCCTCATGGTTTTTCCAGGAAGCGCTCGACAATTTCCAAGCTGAGAATTACCGCAGCAAGTACCTGTCCGCTGTTAACGAGGCAAGTAAACTCAACAGCGGCATAGCGGAGGATTATTACTCATGCCTGAGTCTGTAACCCCGAAAAAAATAGCGGCGACGAAAACCTACCAGCGCACATACGACAAATTCAGAGGCGTCGATTTCTCTACCGACCCCACACAGGTAGCGGATTTCCGTTCCCCGTATGCCGAAAACCTGATATCCGACCTCGCGGGATTCCCGGAAAAACGCCCCGGCTGGCGGACGCTGCTGACCGTGGCAAACGAAAGGATCAACGGCATATATTACTGCGTATTCAAAAGCGGCGCCACCGCAAGGCTCGTCCACGCCAAAAACAAACTCTACAAATGGAATGACGACGATACCGTTACCCTTGTGTTTACCGGCATGAACGACCAGCGCAGCGCGGCCTTTGCCCATGGCGGCAAACTGTATATGCTCGACGGGCTGAAATACCGCGTGATAACGGAGAACAACGGCACATACACGGTGCAGAACGTAGAGGACACGGCGGCCTTTATCCCGACTACCACCATAGGCGCAGACCCCACGGGCGGCGGCACACACCTGGAAGCGGTCAATATGCTGTCCAACGGGCGTATAAACTCTTTCCATTCCAACGGTAACGATAAGACCTACTATCTCGACACGCAAAACATCACCGCTGTAACAAAGGTGCTCGTGGGCGGCACGCTGAAAACACCTACGACGGACTACACCGTAGACCTTGCCGCCGGAACAGTGACGTTTACCGAAGCCCCGGCAGACAGCAAGGGCGTTGATAATGTGGTTATCCATTTCACCGCTGCGGTAGAGGGATACGCCGACCGCGTGAACAAATGCACCCTGTTTGCTTATTACGGCTACAACAACGATAACCGCGTATTCGTTTCCGGCAACCCGGAATATAAAAATTGGGACTGGCAATCCGGGCTTGACGATCCTACATATTTCCCGGATACGGGATATACGCAGATAGGCTCCGACACGTCCTCCATAATGGGCTACATCAAACAATACGATTCGCTCATGGTGGTCAAGGATGATAACCAGCAGGACGCAGAAGTGTTCCTTCGCACTGCCGAGATGCAGACGGACGGAACGGTGATATTTCCCATCAAACAGGGCATAAAGGGCGTAGGAGCCATATCCAAGTACGCCTTCGATACTCTCAGAGATGACCCGCTCTTCTTGGCAAGGGAGGGAGTTTTTGGCATATCCTCGACCTCCGTACAGTTGGAGCGCAACATACAGGACAGAAGCTATTTTGTTAACACGGAACTGACTAAGGAAAGCGGCCTTGATGAAGCCGTATCCGTAGTATGGAACGGCTATTATATCCTGTGCGTCAACGGAAAGTGCTTCGTGGCTGACAGCCGGCACAGGAGCGCAAAGACGGACGGCGGCGCAAGCTATTCCGAAAGCGGCTCGTATGTGCAGTATGGGTATGAATGGTACTACTGGACAAACATTCCCGCAAGGGTATTTTTTGAGCAGGACGGCAGCCTGTTTTTCGGCACGGCTGACGGCAAGATATGCCGGTTTAACACCGACCGGGGAAAAATGAACAAATATAACGACGACGGGCAGCCTATTACTGCTATCTGGTCTACGCAGATGGACAATTACGGCACCATCACCCGCAGGAAGTCTCTGACGAAAAAGGGGTGCGGAGTGATGATAAAGCCGTATACAAGATCGTCGGTCAAAATACTCGTGGCGACTGACCGCATACATGATACTCAGATACGCTCCAAAGCTATGGACATACTGGATTTCAGCGATATCGACTTTGAACGTATAACCTTTAACACGCTGGACACGCCACAGGTTATCGCGTTCAATAAAAAGGTCAAGAAATTCATCGTCCTACAGATCATCTTTAAAAACGACACGCTCGATGAGGGCTTCGGCATATACGGCGTACAAGTCCAGTACGTCGTGGGCGGCTATGTCAAATAAGGAGGAAATATGCTCGAAACAAACATAAAGAAAGTGGCTACACAGGTTCCTACACCCGTCACGCCCACCACGCCGCAAAGCCCGATAAGCGGCGGCACATACACCGTGGGCGGCAACCATACCGTTGACAACTCCGCGTATGCCGCCGGCACCGATGCAAACGCCATAGCCCTGCAAACCTATGACAAACAGCTTGCTGCATATAAGGCGGCGCTCCAGGCGGGGTATGACGCACAGGCGAATTCGATAGCCGCACAGGCGGCAAAACTGAAGGATCAGTATAACGCCTCCCGGAACGACATATACACCAACTCCCGCCTGTCTGCAATCGGCAATAATGAGCGGCTTGCGGCGCGGGGACTGGCCGGCAACCTCTATGACTATGCCCGCAGCGGGACCAGCGAGAGCAGCAGGATAGCCCAGGACATCGCCATGCGAAAGGCCCTTGCCCAGCAGAACAACGCGGAGATAAGCGCGAACAACGACCTCAGCCTTAAACTGCTCGAAGCGCAGAGGGAAGCTGACGCGAAGTACGCCGAATACGCCGCCAAGAATGAGGAAAGCAAAATACCTTACCTTATGGCCCTCACGAACGCCGCCAACATGAGCAGCGGCGGAGGAGGTGGAGGAGGCGGCGGCTATTATAGAAGCGCTAAGAAGTCCAGCAAGAAATCAGGAAGGAAGAGCGGAAGCGGAAGCAATAAAACGTCTGCGACCACTAAAGGCAATAATATACCGGGCGATCAGAGCACCAGCCGCATTCTGGTAAACCCGAAAACCGGAAAGGAAACCAAAAACAGAATTTCTGGCATGGTCAAATAGGGGTAAAATCGCATGGCAAAGACTCAAGCAGAAGTAAGGGCGGCAAAGGACGCAAAATTAGGCATAAACAGAAATATCCAAACGACAAAAAACACAACGAAATATAACTCTGCACCGAGCAACATCAATGAACAGCGCGACCGTAAAGACGAGGCACTTGGCATTACCCGGCGCGAGGGCAGCACCTGGAATACCGGCAAAACCTACACAAAACCTACAGCGCAGTCCCTGCTCGATCAGTATAACGCTTCGGCCAAGAAACGTATAGAAGAAGCCAATGCGGCCACACAGAAGGCAAAAAAGGAATATGATGATTATATTGCCAAGGAAGGCCGCATATACCAGAAGAACTACGGTGCGCCATCCGACAAGGCCAACGAGCTGCAAAACAAGCTTAATCAGGCCCGTCTCGCCCAACGGGACGCAGAGAACGAGGCGACTATAACACGCCTTGCCCAGACATCTACACTGTACAAGGACAATAAGAACAAGAAGTCTAAGGTGGACATTGGCAGAACGACGGAGCTTTCCACAGGCATACGGGCAAAAGAAGGTAATCTCACATGGGATACTGATACCTATAAAGCCATGACCGACGAAGAGGTATCCGTCTATAACCGCCTCGCCAAGAACGGCAAGGAAAAGGAAGCAGAAGCCTTTCTGAAAGCGATAACCCCTACTCTGAACGCAAGGGTAACGCAAAGCCGCCTTGAATCGGCGCAGAAAACGGCGCAGGACGGCGTAATGGGCGGTGTGGGCGCATCTATCGCATCGTCCCTGCTAAAGCCTGTGACGGCCGCACAGGGCGGAATACAGACGGTATACAACTTCCTGACAGGAAAACCCATAGACACCAACGCCCCCGAATATTATGCCTCCAACCTCGCTAATACCTTGCGCAGTTCCGTAGCCGAAAAGATCGAGAACGGTGTGTACGAATCCACAAAGGGTGACTACACATACGACAGAACCGGTACCCGGCGCATGACTACCGAGGGCGAGGCAAAGAACAACGGCAAGATTGCTTCATTTCTCTACCAGACCGGCATGAGCATGGCGGACATGCTGACCATGACTCCCTTCGGGCCTGTCGGCATGCAGGTAATGATGTCCTCCAACGCCGGCGTAGACACCATGATAGACGCGAAGAACAACGGCGCGACAGATGATCAGGCCATGGCGCTTGGCATTGTATCCGGCGCAGCGGAGGCACTCTTTGAAAAGTTCTCCATAGAAAACCTGTTTCACGGCGGCGTATCTAAAAGTACTATCCTCGCGGCTCTCAAACAGGGCGGAATCGAAGCCTCCGAGGAAATGGCTACCGAGATAACTAACATCCTTGCCAATGAGGCCGTTATGGGAAACCAGTCTGACTTCAAGAAGGCCGTGACTGAGTATAAAGAAATGGGCCTCGACGATAAGGACGCTAAGGCAAAGGCACTTGAGGAAAAGCTGCTCCAGGTGCTTGAAGCGGGCGCAGGCGGATTCCTGAGCGGCTTTGGCATGGGCGCGGCGGCGGATATAATGAACACACGGACCGCAGGGCACAGTGTAATAGACCAGGCTACGGAAACCTATATCAATCAAGGACAAACCCCGGAACAGGCCCGGCAGAGCGCCATAGACTACCTGAAGGGTGAGCTACGCGCTGTCGGTGCGCTTGCGGATGAAAACTCCGTCGCGTATAAGCTGTCGCAGAAGACAGACGATATGTCAACCGGCGATGTCGGCAGGGCCTATATTGCGAATACGGAACAGGCTGAGAATATCGTAACGAACAGGCTTGCAAACACGGCGGACACGGGGTACAATATAAACAGAGGTGAGATAAATGGAGCAGAAAACGGAAATCAAGCTCAAACCGGAGGAAATGCCGGAGTATCAGGACAAACTGTCACAGAGCCTGATTCGAGGATGGCGCAAACAATTTCCGGAATGGACGGACGAGCGGATTATAGAGGAATTGGAAGCCCTGTAAAGGATATCATCCGGCAGCAGGGCGCGACCCCTGTTGATTTAAGGACGGCATCAGACCCGTCCTCTTTTTATGCCGCAATATCCGAGGCAAAGCAAGGTAATCCGCATGGCGCGTTCGTAACGGCGCACGATGTTTCGGAGTATGGCGATATGAAGATGTTCCTGGGCGATGATAACGGTGTCGGCGTAGCGGTGACAAAAGACGGCGACATTGTATCTGTATTCAAAAATCCCAATATATCAAAGTCGCGCAATGCGGTATCCTCCATATTACTTACCGCCATCGACAACGGCGGTGTAAAGCTGGATAACTATAATGGTGGTCTTTCACAAATGTACCTTAACCACGGCTTTATCCCCGTGGCGCGAACCGCATTTGTAGATGAATACGCTCCATCCGACTGGAATTATGAACGCGACGGCAGGCCGGACATCATCTTCTGGGCGCATAACGGAGATAACGCCGACCTTACCGCCCGGAACATAGGCACACAGGAAATGCCCGACCTTACCGCTCTCCCCCTTATGGAGTATGACGAGGCGGCGAAATACCGCGATAGCCTCATTCCATCCAAACGCCTTGAGCGGCTCGAACAGCGGCTTAGTGAGCAGCCCATGGTCCTTTCCCGTGAAGGCATAGACATTCAGAACCAGATAAACGAGATCAAAGCGCAGCAACAGACCGTTGCCGATATTGCAAACGATACATCGAGGGCACAGCAGCAGGCCGACCTATCCGAAAAGGAACTTGACTTTGCGAAGAAACTGAGCCAGGCCGCACAGAACCTCAACATGGCCAACGCCGAGACCAAGGCTTTAGGGCGCGAATACTATACGCATTCAGAGGAAATGCCCTCCTTGCAGGACATTCAAAAGAAAAATATAGAGGACTTTACCAGCGAGGATTTCAGCGTACTGGCAAAGAACCTGCTCGGCAGCGGCAAGCAACGCCTTTATACCAAAGAACCTTCCCGCGTATTCGATACGGTAGCCGGCAATAATAAGGCCCTGCGCAATACGCTGTATAACCTGTTCGAAAAGCCTTTTAACGAGGCGGGCGGCAATTATGGCAAATCCCTTACTTCCTCGGTAGAATCCTATAAGGAGATCATGCGGAAGTATGACATAAAGCCTAAGAGCAAAGAAGATATAGCTGCCCAGCGTTACGGAGAAGGGCAGTATCAGGGGCCGGACGGTGAACTGATAGAATATACCCTCGCAGACCTTCAGCGGGATTGTCCTGACACATGGGAGAACGTTAAGGGCTTCGCCGAGGCCAATAGACGGGTGTACGAAGATTACCTTAATCGCATCAATTCCATGATGGAGACCATCTACCCTAACATACTTGAGAATGCCGAGGAAGAATATCAAACTGCGGTATCCCGGCGCGACGTGGCGCAATCCAAGGTTGACGCCATGACCAGAGCCATAACCGAAAAACAGAACCGCATACAGCGGCTGCAGGACACCCGCAACAATAAACAACGGACCGACACGAAGGCTTTCGCCAAGATCGAGGGCAGTATAGCAGCAGAACAGGCGAAAGTAGACAGCATGAAAACCGAGCTGGTACAGCTGGAAAAGAAACTGCGCGTAGCGGAAATGAATGCGCAGGCTCAGCGGGCAGCGATAGACAGCGGGGCCATATATGAAGGCAAAAGGATAATCCCCCGGAAGGACTATTTCCACCACGCGCAGGAAATGCTGAGCGATTACAGCGTGCTCGACTTCCTCAGGCCCAAAAACGTGACCGAGGATGTATCCCCCGCGCTGGCTGGCGTATCCGACCAGACAAAACCCAAAACCCGCTGGTGGGGCGCAATGTTCCACCGGGGGCGGGGGCCATACTTTGAGAGCGCCTCGAACGCCATGGCGAGTTATATCGGCATGGCGGAATACAAACTTGCATATGACCCGCTTACCAACTATTATCGCAAACTGGAAACGACGATACGCGGCAGCGCAGATACCATCAACGCAAAGAACGCCTCAGGCTTTATCGAATGGGTTAAGGACTGGACGGACGGCATGAGCGGCAAAAGCGACCACGTTATAGACCGCGGTGTACAGAAGATACTTTCCCGCCAGACCTTGAACAGCCTGAATAATCTCAACAAGCGGGTACGTGCCAATAAGGTAATGGGCAATATCCGTACCATGATTGTGCAGGCATCAAACCTGCCTAACGCAATGAGCTATGTGACCAGCCCCAAAGCGTGGGCGCAAGGCATACAGATGCTTGCGGATTATCATCACAATCCTGATTCCGAGATAGCCAAAGCAAGAGGACAATCTCAATTCATGGCCCAGCGCTACGGCAGCAACGCAATGGAGATTCTGGAAAGCGACGGGCTGAGCGCTAAGAAGCTCGCCGGCAAGGGCATGGAACTGCTTCAACACTGGGGTGATGAGCTTACATGGTTCTCTGCTTTTGCGCAGTATAACGAGAACCCACAGGCGGCCATGTCCGGCATGAAGCGCACCTATGACAACGCCATAGACTATGCGGACGACATAACCCGCCGAAGTGTGGCAGGCCGAGGCGTAGGCGAAGGTGCACTGGTTAATAATTCAAAGGTGGTCAATCTGATCGCCCCGTTCCAGACCGAAATACTCAACCAATGGAATACATTTTTTGAGCACGTGAAGGATCTGAAGGTGAGCCCGCAGGCGCGAGCACGTGCCGCTGCCGGTCTCGCGATGTACGAGGTCACGGCCTTTGCATTCAACACGTTGGCGCAGGCAGTGCTCGGTGACAAAGTCGTGGGCTTAGATTTTATAGGCGCTCTGGTAGATACCATAACGAACGCCATAAATGACGATGACGAGGACGAAGAAAAGGGCGCCCTTGATTATGCCAAGGAACTGGGGCAGGCTTCTCTCGGAACTGTAGTGGACGCTGCTCCGTTTATAAACATAATCACCAGTTTCATGGGCGACGAAACCAGCAAAAATTTATTCGGCGAACATTCGCCTACCCGTTACGGCACCGGCAACATAGGCATACGGGCTGCGGCTGATGCCATGATGTGGGGCAAGGATACCGTTGAAACTCTTATCGACATGGCAGGCGGTAAAGCTACGGCCAAAGACCTCGACTGGGAAGGCGGCCTTGATGCTGTCGGCAACTTCGTTACTCCATGGGGCGGCACACAGCTCGCGAGGACTGTCAAGGGCCTTGATACCTTCTTCCGGGGCGGCAAATACGACAAGAAGGGCAATCTGCAATACGCCGTGGCGCAGACACCTATCAATTTCCTGCGGGCTGCTACTTTAGGCCGCAGCGCGCTGCCGGAGCAAAAGGAATGGGTGGCGAAAGGATTCCCCACACTATCTCCCGAACAAACCAAAGCGTATGGCGAATTTAAAAAGGCGGGCGGCGACATAACCGCGTTTACGGACTTCAAGGCCAAATATGATGAGCTCAAAAACAGCATCGGAGCGGACAACAGAGAGATAAGCAAACTCGCCGACGAGATAGAAGCGGCCAACCCCATGCTGTCAGAGGCTCAGGCTAAAGAGCGGGCGCAGAACCAGCTCGGCAAGAAATACCGCAACGCCGAAAATGAATACCTTACCCTTGTTGCCAACAGCGACATGACGGACGAGCAGAAGCTTGCCGCTATGATGGCAATAGGAATGTCCGATGATGACATAAACAAGGTCAAGGGGCTTGTGAAAAACGGCGTTACCGTTGGCGAATACTTGAAGTACCAGAACCTTTACAGCTCTCGCGGGTCTACAAAGACCGAGGACAAAAACGCGCTCGTATCCGCGCTCATGGCCGATAAGACGCTCTCCGAGAATGACAAGACCATGCTTGCCAACAGGATAATTGATGGCGATTGGGTGGTGGACTTCAGCAGCCAGGCGGCAAACGACATACTTACCCAGCACGGCAAGAGCAGTTATAACAAGTATCAGAAGGCCAAGACGGAAGCCGGGATATCCGCTGAAACGTATCTCAGCTACGCAAATAAGAGCGATAACTTCATAAGCGACTACGACCAGTACGGCACGAGCATAAGCTACAGCAAAAAGGCTAAAGTAGTCGATTACCTCGAAAAAATCGATGCAAGCGAGGAACAGAAAGAATATATGTTCCATGAACTGTTCGGCTATACTTCGAGCTATCAGGCCCGCTTTAAGAAGCTTAAAGAAATCGACGGCGTCTGGTGCTACGAGCACAACGGCGAATGGATAAGGCCTACTTACTAAAGGAGGGACACATGGCACTAACCGACAACAAAATAACCACGTGGACAAACCCCATCGTCAACGAAGCGGACCGCCCCCAGCGGTCCGCTGCTGACATGAAGGCGATATTCGACAGCAACAGTAACCAGCTCAAGAAAGCACTGAACGGCCTCATAGACGCGCTCGGTCAATCCGGCGGCGGCGACATAGGGGCAAGCGTTGAGGGCATGGCCGGAAACAACGTGCAGGCCCTTATCGCGGAGCTGAAGGGCTTGATAGACGCGATAGAGGAATACACGGACAGCCTTAAAACGCCCAACGGCGCCGCCAACGTGGGCGCAGAGGTGAGCGGCATAACCGGCGACAACATAGCCGCCGTCCTCACCGCGCTGAAAACCCTCTGCGACAGGGTAGATACCACCGGCGACGGAGACCTGTTTTTAAAGAACGACGGCACTTATGGCCTGCCCACCGTGGGCAGCGCCGCAAACGGCCTTCCCATAGGCGGCGAGGCAGGGCAGTTCCTGAAAAAGGCCAGCTCCGTCAATTTTGCGGGATACTGGGGCGGCATTGTAGACGAGGCCCTTTCCGGCCTGCTGAAAGCCTCCGATGGGACGTTGGCGGCGGCAGAGGCAGGCGTTGACTACCAGCCCCCCCTTGTTTCCGGGGAGGACTACCAGCCCCCCATACTCGCCGGCACTTACGCCACCCCGGACGATGTTTCCGGGGCCGTGTCGGGGCATAACAGCGCAAGCAACGCACATTCCGCGCTGTTCACCAAAAAGCAGAATGTGCCCGCCCTCGCTTCCTCCCTCCCCGCCAGCGGCGCGGCGCTGACGGCAAACACCTTATATAACGTATCCTCTCCTGTGGGTACATACGTGTTTACCCCGCCCGCATCCGGCTGGGCACACGGCACATTCAGCACGGCGGCCTCGGTTGCGGTGTCGTTTGTGAGCGGGGCGAACTATTTAGGCGAGGCCCCGGCAATAGAGGCAAGCAAGACCTACGAATTTGACGTATACAACGGTGTGTGGGCGGTGCAGGAGGTCGTGAGTGCATGATAGCGGTGCTACGAAGGAGGCTGATGAGTAATATGGCTAAGGCGAAAAATATAGCAACGGGAACGGTGGTTGTGGGTTACGGTAAATTGCTCACAATTAACGGATTGGATTTTCAACCTAATCATGTTGTTTTGCATTTTATGGCAGACCGAGATGGTAAATATACAATAATTTCTTTGTATGACAATCATGCAGTGGCCATGGAAAGCACAGAGATAAGCAAATATACCTGTTCATTAACGTTTAAAAACGATGGAGTAGTGTGCTCATTAAGTGATGATGGCTATTCAGATTTTAATGGCACTTACCGTTATGTAGCATGGCAAGAATAAAAAGGAGCATACAATGTTAAACACAAACTATGCCAAGCTGGCGGGCGGGTATCCCGAATATTTACGCCTACCGGTTGAGCTGAAGTCACCGCTTATAATCAACGGTGTGACGCACCCCGCAGGGGCGCACCTCTCCACCAATGACGATGCGGCGATAAAGGAGCTGGGCTATAAGCCCGTAACCCGAACTACAATGCCCACACGGGAGGGGTACTACTACACCGAGAAGTGGACGGAAACCGACACGGCTATAGTGCAGGAGTGGGAGGAACATGAACGACCTCCAGTTACTGACTATACCGAAGTCCTCGATATTATGACAGGAGAAAAAGCATGATAGTACGCACGGCAGAAGAAGCAAGAGTATGGCGGGCGCAACTTGAAAAAGCACTGCCCGCCGTACCCGATAAGGACGCAAGCGGTTGCGTAGACCTCTATCCAACCTTAAAACAGAGCGGCAGTCTCATAAAAGCCGGAACCCGTATCAACTGGAACGGCTGGCTCAAACAGGCCACCGTAGACCTATGGGATACCGAGGCCAACGACCCCGACCATGCACCTAACCTGTGGGTGAAGATAAACTATAAGGATGGTGTTCGGGTTATCCCTGACGTAATCTCAGCAGCCGAGGCATTTGCACTTGATGAGCTTGGCTGGTGGAACGGTGCGATATACAAGAGCCTCATAGCCGCCAACGTCTACACCCCAGACGCATACCCGCAGGGATGGAAACTTCAGGAATAAGGAGCCGCACGGCTCTTTTTTCATAATTAAAAAACAAAAACAAAGAAAGGAAAAAATCAAAATGAAGAAACTCACTTGTATCCTCGCGGTAATGCTCATGCTGTGCCTCTGCACCATAGCTTACGCCGCAGACCCCGTAACTCTGGATATAACCGCGCTGGACTACCAGACCGGCAAGGCGGTATCCAAAACCTACGTCAACAACGAGCTTTTCCTCCTCAAGGTTGACCTGGGCATACCCCGGTTTTACGACCTAACCGACATGGAACTTATAATCGAGTTGGACGGTGTAAAGCTGGACACAAACGACATGAGGCTGGAGGCCGGAACATATTACCTGAGCGGCATAGTTACCGACCAGCCCGCCGCCCTCCGTATAACCGTCAAGGACATGGCCTACGAAAACGCCACCACGGCAGAAGAACTCTACAACGCCATGCAGAAAAACAGGACTGTCAGCAAAACCTACTATTTTAACGCCGCGCAGCCCGCCGAACAGCCCATTGCAAAAAATCCCGTGGTGATCCCCAAGACCGGCGACGCTTCCGCCCTCGCGTATGCGGTATCCATAGCCCTGATAGGGTTCGGCCTTGCGGTAGCAGGTAAACGCAAATGAACAGAATAGACGGTTTTATCGCCTACCTGGAATCCCACGTAGGCGATATGTATGTATGGGGAGCGCAGGGGCAGCAGGTTGACAGCATGAGCGACCCCTACGCATGGATAGAACGGCGCGAAACCAGCGACGTCAATTACAATCGCGCCACATATTTCATGGAGAAGGCCGAAAAACGGCCTCTCTACGCATTCGACTGTTCCGGCCTCATCGTACACTACATCAGTGACATAAAGCACTGGATGAAGGGCGACACCAGCGCCCGGGGGCTTTACCGTATGTGCGACGAAAACAGGGGCTACGTCGGGAAAACCCCCATATGGCCGGGCGACCTCGTATTCAAGTACAGCGAAAGCAGCAAGAAAATGGTACATGTCGGCGTATACGTCGGCGACGGCTACACCATAGAGGCGAAAGGCCGCGACGATGGCGTATGCAAGCGCAAACTGTCCGATGGCAGCTGGACGCATTGGGGGCGGCTTGCCCTGCTCCAGCAGGAGGAAGAAAAGGAGGAGGTAAAGGCGCGGAAGATCATAACCCTGACGAGCCCCATGATGCGGGGGGACGACATCAAAGCCTTGCAGACCGCCCTTAACGCTCTGGGCTATGACGCGGGGGACGCGGACGGCATAGCGGGCAAAAACACCATTGCGGCGATACAGGCGTTTTGCCAGGCACACAGCATGGCACCGACAGAGCTACCGAACGTGTTGCAGGCTACCGTATCTGTGGACGGCAAAATCTATGTAGGCACACTAAAAAAATAAGGAGGAGCACCCATGACCAAAGAATGGATATGGGCAATAGTCACAGGCTTGAGCGGCATTTTGCTGGGCTGGCTTGCCCACATAAAGACCGCAAGAAAGGACGCGGTTGACGCGGCGACACGCGACACCGCTATTGATACCGCGCTCAAATCGGACGTGGACTACATCAAGCGCGGCGTGGACGATATCAAACTCGATATGCGGGCGCAGGCTACAAAAATCGAGGACATAGACCTCCGCGTGGCTCGTGTGGAGGAAAGCGCGAAAAGCGCCCACCACCGGCTGGACAGGCTCGAAGCACACAACAACTAAAGGAGGAAAAAACCATGAAACTTTCAAACAAGGTATACGACATTCTCAAGGCAATCGCCCTGATCTGGCTCCCCGCCATAGGCACCCTCTATTTCGCCCTTGCGGGTATCTGGAACCTCCCCTATCCTGAGGAGATCGTCGGCACCATCACCGCCGTTGATACGTTCCTGGGCGCGGTGCTGGGCATCGCCTCGGCAAACTACAACAAACAGTAGCCCCCGGACGGGATTCCCTTTCAATAGCCCCCCTTAATTGGGGGGCGTACTTTTATAAAGGAGGTATAGGCTTTTGGAGAAGCGGGCCCCTTTGAAATGGATAAAGCATTGCTTAATTCCCGCTCCCGCACGGAATGGGAAGCACTCATACACGAATGGATACATAACGAAAAAGACCGCTGGCTAATAACCCGCCGCCTTTTAGACGGGATACCATACGACGCTTTGACGGGCGAGTACCAGCTTAAATTTGAAATACCCCTTGAATATGACCAGATACGCAGGCGGTGCAAGGCTGCCGAAAAACAACTGAAAACGCACTGTAAATAGCCGATAAATAGCCGATGGGAGCAATCCTATCGGCTCTTTTTTTATGCCAAAATTCAGGTAGAAGGGAGCGTGAAACAGTGTATCCATACCAACCTTATTTTAACCAACAAACCCAATATCAGCGAACCGAAGTAGTCAAAGTGAACGGCGAGGGCGGCGCAAAGGCGTATCAAATGCCCCCTAATAGCTCCGTTCTTCTGTTGGACGAAACGGCCCCCATAGTGTGGCTTAAAACAACGGACGGGGCGGGGTTCCCCTCTCTCTCGCCTTATAGCATAACCCCGTATAAACCCGCTCCGCCTGTCGATGTAAACGGCCTTGAACAGAGAATAGCCAGATTGGAGGAAATGATAAATGCCAAACCCGATACTACAAATGCTAAGCGGAGGAAGTCCGAGGAAACTCAACCCACAAATGATAGCGCAGGCTAAACAGATGATGTCCGTTCCCGGACAAATGCAGAAGATAAAGCAGATGATAGGCAACGGCGACCCTAAACAGATGTTTTATGCGGCCTGCAAGCAATACGGGATAGACCCCGAGGATATTCTTTCTGAATTAAGGTAGACCATTACCCGAAGCGCGCACGGGATTGGAATATAAATCGAAAGGAACTTTAGAACTATGGATAATATGCCCTCTCTCGCGGATATAGCCGCGGTAACTGATGGCAAGACTGACGGCTTCAACGGAGGCTTCTGGATATTCGCCCTTATCATACTTTTTGCTATGATGGGCGGCGGCTTTGGCGGCTGGAACCGCCAAGGCGAATTTGGACAGTATGCCACCGCTGCGTCTCAGCAGGAAATTCTCTTCGGTCAGCACTTCGGCCAGATCAATGACCGTCTGACTAACATCGGCAACGGTATATGCGATTCCACCTTCGCGCTGAACAACGCTATCACCACCGAAGGCCGGAGCCTGTCCAGCCAGCTCGCAAACTGCTGCTGTGAACAGAGGCTCGGTATAGCCAACCTCTCAGCGCAGATGAACCAGAACACCTGCGACATAACCACCGCTATCCACGCCGAGGCCGAGGCCACCCGCTCCCTGATACAGGCGAACGAAATGCAGGCTCTCAGGGACAAAGTGTCCAGCCTTGAAATGGATAACCGCATGTACGGAGTAGTCCGCTATCCCAACGGTTACACCTACAACGCGGGGAACTCTCCCTTCTGTGGTAATAATTGCGGCTGCTGCTGCTAATTCCGGCTATGCCGTGATATATCGGGGCGGCGTATGCTGCCCCTTGATTTTCGAAAGGAGCATAAAAAATGTCTTGTAAAAATGTATGCAAACTCTGCCCCAACCTTATAATCTCCCAGGCCGTTACCTTCACGGCGGGAACCGGGCTGATAATCAACCTCCCGGCAGGCAACTATAACGACAATCAGAAATACTGCATCGTGGTAGCTCAGTCTATCCCGGCGGCTACCACTATAACCGCGCCCGTGTTCGTCACCATAGGCACCGGCACGGAGCAGTACCCGCTGATAAATAACTGCTGCGCCCAGGTCACAGCTTGCGCCATACGCACCCGCACCAAATATGCCACTATCGTGGCGACTACCGCAACTGGCGGCGCTTTTAAGCTGCTCGGTAAACCCGCCTGTGCTCCCTCAAATAACCTGAGCGGTCTGGATGGCGGAACAACCGCAACGGAGTAAGCCTATGTGCCAGTTTAAAGATGTAATATGTCTTATCTCCAAAAAGACCGGCGATATGGACGAGGTAGAGGAAATACTCGCGGACGCTATGGGCATAATTAAAGAGCGCATGCCCGACCTGTACCACGAAACCATACACCAGCTCGAGGCCATAGCTTACGCCATAACCCCGGAAGAAGCGCGGGACAAGGTACGCTCCATGCGTCCTTACGGCCAGAAATGGGATTATGATACCGTCAAAGCATTCCTTGCCGCGAAGGGCATCAACAACGACGTATGCAAGTACTACCTCTGCATGAACATGGCCTACAACGACTACTACAAGACGGCGGAGAGCGTGGGGAAGGGCGAAGATCCCGAATTCTATTTCAGCATAGCGAGGGACTTTATCAACGACGCAGACGCTAAGGATTTTAAAGTTGAAAAATATTTCCTTGCGTAGCTGGCAACTTTCCGGCAACCTTTTATTTCAAACCCTGAAACGAGCGTAAACGGAAAATATAGATAAACAGCCGCTTTTTACGGATGAGAAACCGCGAGGAACGGAATAAAAAACGGGTAGCCGCCGGATACCAAAGAAGAACACCATGCGCTGCATGGTGTTCTTCTTTG